TCGCGGATCGGGACGCCGTAGTAGGCGCACCACTGCTCGACAGTTGAGCGCATCACGCGCGTCTGCTGGCCGCCCGTGATTTGCGGGGCGTCGCCTTCGACGAGGACGGCGACTTGTGCCGATGCGGTTCCGCGCACAGCACCCGTCACGGATAGCTGGCTGCTGCCGTAGGCCTCGACGCGGGGCTGGCTGCTGTCGTAGGCCACGACGCGGGGCTGGCTGCTGTCGTAGGCCACGACGCGGGGCTGGCTGCTGCCGGAGGCCTCGACGCGGGGCTGGCTGCTGTCGGAGGCCTCGACGCGGGGCTGGCTGCTGCCGTAGGCCTCGACGCGGGGCTGGCTGCTGTCGTAGGCCACGACGCGGGGCTGGCTGCTGTCGGAGGCCACGACGCGGGGCTGGCTGCTGCCGGAGGCCTCGACGCGGGGCTGGCTGCTGCCGGAGGCCTCGACGCGGGGCTGGCTGCTGCCGTAGGCCACGACGCGGGGCTGGCTGCTGCCGTAGGCCTCGACGCGGGGCTGGCTGCTGCCGTAGGCCTCGACGCGGGGCTGGCTGCTGCCGTAGGCCACGACGCGGGGCTGGCCCTCGTTGACGCGCATGATCGGCTCCCCGCTTCTGACGTAAACGTCAGCGTCAGGGGCGAGCGTGAGATCGGTCTGCTTCGCCGCAATCGCGGCGTCGAAGTCGGTCTGTGTGCGGATCATCGCGATAGCTCCATCGGTTCAGGCTCGGCGAGGCGCTGCAGCAGGTAGCCCGCGATCGCCTTGCGCACGAGGCTCTGCACGACGTGCGTCGGCAGCGCGTAGCCGGTGCGCAGGAGTTCGGCCTCCACGTCGGCGCACGCGCGGCGGTAGGCGCGCTGCGTGGCCTGCTGGGGGCGCGGGACGCCGGTCGGGCCGGCGAGTAGGGTGTTGGTCATGGTGACCAGGTCGAAGGGGTGTCGTGTTACGCTGGTAGCTGACATCGGGCTTCACCTCCTGGGCCGGCCGCGACTCCCATCGCGCCGGCCCGTTCGTTTGTCAGTGCTTCTTGCTCTTCGCGGGAGCGGACGGCACGGGCATCACGTCTTCCGGGTTCCCCGCGCGCTCGTCGTCGGTCACCGGCTCGGTGAGCGGAGCCGCCACGTCGACCGTGCCTTCGGCGAACGGGATGTCGTCGGTCGGCGCATCCGTCGTGAGCGCGTCGAGCGCCTGCTCGTCCTCGTCCTCGTCATCCTCATCGTCGTCATCGAGGAGATCGAGCTGGCGTTCGTCCTCGCGCATCGGGCGCGTCTCGATGACCTCGCCGGTGTCGGTGCGCGTGCCCAGAACGACCAGGCGCGCGCAGTCGAACAGCAGCTCCACGGCGACGTCGCGGTAGTCGTGCTCTTCGCGCACGAGACGCGCGAGGCGGTCACGCGCATCGGTGAGGCCTTCGAGCCGATTCTTCATCGCGGTCTTCGCGCTCTTCTGCGAGGCCTCTTCGTTGGCGACGTCGGCGCAGGCCTTCGCGAGGCTGCTGCCGAGTTCGCGCAATTCGTCGGACGTGAGGCGCACGCGCAAGCTGCGCACGATGCGTCGGGTGCGCGGAAGCGGTGGTGCGTCGGGCGTGGTAGTCGTCATTTCGTGCGGGCTCCTCTTCCCCAGATTTGGCGGCCGGTCTTGGTCCCTGGGTAGAACGCAAGCGGCGGGCGGGTCGTGTCCAACTGCGCGTGGTCGCCTTCGGTGCGCCACACCAGCCACGCGGCTGAGGCGGAGATACCGACGAGCACCCCCACCACGAACGCGATCCACAGGTCGGCAGTCGTCAGCGTGATCGAGTCCACGGCTACTCGATTCCCTGCAGCGCGACGAGTTCCGCATACTCCCGGTGGTCGCGCGCCATCGACTCCTGGAGTTCCGCCATCCGCACGAGGCGGGCGGCGCGTGGGGGCAGCAGCTTGTGCCCGCGGGCTTCGGCCAGCACGAGCGCGAAGGCGTCGAGGATCTCCGGGCACTTCGCGATCTGCGTGATGGGCAACCGCTCGATGCCGGCGAGCTGCTTCGACAGGCGGCCCTGGTCGACCCCCATCGCCAGCGCCGCCGCCTTCTGGCTTCGCACGCTGCGCACGATGGACTCACTGACGATCTGCAGGATCACGCGCTCTTCCGAGGTGATGCTCGGAATCGGCAACTGCTCCGGCTCGTGGGGACTGTGCACGTCGAATCGGCTCCTAACGGCTGGGCTCAACTGCTCACAACTCAATTGCGTGGCGTTGTGTGCCGCCACGCGCGCATCGTGTCGTCATGGACTCACCGATGCCGCGACACGACGAGCGACCGCAAGAACCGACGGCGCGTCTTCGCTGGTGGCCGCACCGGGACCAGCGCCTTGTCGAGATCGCGACGCTGGAAGCGCAGTTCGCCCTTGCTTCCCGGCCCGAGCCGATAGGCCGTGATGCGCGGCGCGCTCATGCCGACACCGCCTGAGGCTCGTGCTCGTCAAGAAAGCGCCCGATCTTGAACAGCGTCCGCTCGGTTGGCTGGCTGCCTCGGCGGCCAGTCAACAGAGCCATGACTGTTGATTCCGGCATCCCCATTTGTTTCGCTAGAACGCGGTAGGAGAGGTCGTGCTCCAAACGGTAGAGCCTGAGACGTTCGAGCACGCTCGGCGTGTGCTGTGCGGTCATGCACAGGATAATGCGCGTGTTGTGCGGCACAGTCAACAGGAAAATTACGTTGCCGCACACGAAGCGATATGCGGAGAGCGCCGTGCGGGAGGTTGATCAGGCGGTAGCGACGCAACTCGGGGGCGCGTTCACGGCGAAAGTGCCCACACCGGTGCCCTACGTGACGAAGAAGTCGCAACGGGAGAAGCACTTGCGCGGAACGCGTTAGCGGCCTCCGGAGCCGAAGGTCACAGGTTCGAATCCTGTCGGGCGCGCCACTCCGACCAATAGAATCAGGCCTTTTCCTGCGGATCGTTCTCGCGCAGCCCCTCGAGCGGATCGGGCGTATCCCACGGCACACCACGGTCGTCCTGACCATTCCGGAGGTAAAAGTGCCCACCGGACTGCCCAGCGCGCACCGTCGCGGCGTAGGCCTGCACGAGGCGGCCCAGGACCGAGGTGGTGCGGACGGGACGACGGGCCCCCAGCGCAGACGGAGCGGGCGCCCCGTGCTCGTTCGTGCTCACGTCGTCCCACCCGGGCGTGCCGGCGCGTAGCGCACCGGCTTGATGTGGCTCGCGTCGGCGCACGGGCCGCCGAAGCGGCGCACGCCCTGATAGACCCACCACGCCCGCAGGCGCGTCATGCCGTCCTCGAGGCAGAGCCGCTGCAGCAGCCGGTCGGCGTGCTCGCGGTAGGTGATGGGCAACAGCCCCTCGCGCATCAACTGGTAGAGCGCGTCGTGCACGAGGCTCCCGCGCATGAAGCAGTCCGAATCAATCGTCGGGCCGCTCGGCCCGTCCCAGCAGTAGGCCTCCATGATCGTCAGGCGACCGTCCGGCAGGAGCAGCGACCAGCGGTTCGACAACGGCGCGGCGAGGTGGATTCCGACGTCGAGCGTGTAGTTCCGTTCAAGCTGGTATTTCCAGCCGTCGGTAAAAACGATGCGCGGGCAGTCCGCGGCGATCACCGGATGCGCCCCTTGACGATGCGATAGCCGTCCTCGAGGGGGAAGTCTTCGACGGAGGCGTCGTGTTCCTGCGACACGCCGCGCCGACTCTCCCCGCTGATCACGACGACGTAGTCGCCCGTCGCCTCGTTGATCGCGTGGTCGGCACGCGTCTCGTCGTTGCTCGGCACCGCGAACACGCGCCGGCCGCGGTTTCCACCGCCTCCGTGCACGCGCGCCCAGCCCATCACGTCCGCCGGCAGCCACCGACGCAGTCGGTCGATGTCGCGGAACCCAGGCGCCTCGAGGAAGCCCTCGCCCTGGTCGAAGCGCCCGTTCTTCGTCCCGTCGCTGATCACGCCGGCCGAGCACAGCGCGACCGGCGCCCCGCCACTGATCCACGAGGCGGCCATCAGGCAGAGCACCTGGGAGGGAGAGAAGTCGTTACACACCGAGACGTTCCGCCCCGGCCCGCGCGTCTCGTCTTCCGCGCGCAGCCACTGCCCCGTTTCGTAGCCCCCGTTCCACGTGCGGCGGATACAGCCGTCGGCGTTTGAGAACTGCGAATGCAGCGCCAGCATCGACGCGGGCGACTGCGACCAGCGGGCCATGTGCTCGCGGTAGAGGCGCTTGCCCTCGTCGCCGTCCGGATACGGGCCACCCTCGGGCGCGTCGGTCAGGAGCACCAGCGGGCCGATGTTCGCCAGCACGCGGCAGGCCTGCGCGAGGCGGTCGGGGTTGTCCTGGCCGTTCTGCCAGAGTTCGTTCCCGCCGTCGACCCAGTCGAACGCGTCCGGGTCGTTCGTGCGGATGAAGTCGGCCGTCTCCTGCAGCGCCAGGCGCGCGGCGCGCTCCCCGAGCTGCCAGACGTCGCCGCCCGACAGCAGCACCTGGAGGCCGCGCGCCTTGCACGCCTCGACGACGCGCGCGACGTGCGCCCAGCCCGGCGTGAACGTGCGCCCCTGCCAGAAGGGCAGACCGAGCAGGTAGCTCCACATGCGGACGCCGTCGGTCCCGAGTTGCGCGGCCTCGTCGAGGAGGCGCACCGCGCCGTCCCAGTCGCGCGACGCACGCGAGATGAGGTCGCCGCCGTGGAGATACCACGGGAGCACCGGGCGGCCGTTGCGGGTGAAGTGCTTGCCCTCGATGCGAAGCGGCGCCAGTCGCGGGCGGACAGGCGCCGGATCTTCGGGGTCGGGCTCGCTCGTCGGGTGCTTCTGCTTCCACTCCTCGGAGCCGCGGATTCGCTCGAGCACCGACGCCAGCGAGGCCCCGGCCATCAGGTCGTAGCCCCACTGCCGCATCGCGACGACGTCGGCGGTCGGCACTTCCACACCATCGACGGGCACGCCGATCACCATGCCACCGGGCCGCTTGAGGCCCTCCGCTGCGGCGTAGAACTCGTTGACCTTCTGGAACTCGTCGAAGAACTGGTCGCGGGCCTTGAGCGTGGGCATCGGTGGAACCTCAGGAGTCGGTGGAGCGAACACAATCGGACGCGCCTCCGGCCACGGCACACGTGCGCCGGTCGGGGACGTCGAGCCGGTGGCGGGCGACGGCCAGCGGCTCTCGCCGAGCAGGCGGCCGTCGGCCTGCGAGTAGTGCTGCCAGGCGTCCCAGCCACGGTCATTGCGGCAGGTGTAGACCTCGCGCGTGTCGTGCGGGCCGCCTGGGTCGTAGGTGAACGTGATCTCCTCGTGCCCGTCGCGGCAGACCCGGTGGGCATCGAGCGTCATGCGATACGGGAACGGCTGCCAGGGCGTCCATGCGCCGTCGCGGAACCACCGCAGGTGGTTGGCCGGGCACTCGATGACCGTGCCGACGCGCATGTCCTGACGCAGCCAGCGGCCATCCGAGAACTGGTAGCACTCGCCGTTGCGCTGGTTGTCGTTGCCGGAGTGGTCCTCGACAAGGAAGATCGTGCCGTCAGGGCGGATGGCCCATCGCTCCCACGCCTGCGGGTTGCCGAACTTCACGAACCACGCGGATTGCGTGCCTGGCACGCCGCCGCGCATGGTGGCGCCGCCGTCATCGGTGACGTGGCAGTCCATTGGGTGCGTGCCCGTGCGCGGCCACGCCTGCGCGCTACCCACAAGGAAGCGCCACACGTCGGCGATCACTGTCCCGACAGGGCTCTCCGTGTAGTCAGGGCCAGGCGCCACGAGTTCGTCGACGCTGAACGTGGCCAGCCGAACCCCGTAGTCCACACCTGCCCTGACCCCAGATGTCACGACCGCGTGCGCGCCCGTCGGCGCCGACGCGGACAGGCGCGGGGCGACCGTCTCTTCACCCGGCCAGATCCGCAGTTCGCGGCCGTCGCGGAAGTCGCGCACCAGCACGCCCGAGTCGGGGTGCTCGCCGGCGATGATGGCGCCGTCCGCGCATGGCCTGGTCATGCCTGGAATCGAGCCACGCGTCTCGTCGACGAGGACGACACGCCCGGCGCTGTCGATGTGGCTCAGCCCCGTCGGGCGGCCCGCCCACGGCGACTGGCCCACCATGTCCGCGACATCGAAGACGCCGACCTGGTTGTCTCCGAACCGTTGCCAGGCCGCTCGCGCGCGCCCGTAGGCCAACCCCAGGCACACCGGGTCGATGCCCCCGCACTCGACGGGCGACCGCCACACCTCGCGCCCATCGCGCAACAGCACGGCCCGGCCGCCGAGACTCGCGCCCTCCCGGTAGATGCACCACACCGACCCGTGCGCCGAGAGCAGACGCGGGAACGCCCCCACGTCATCGCCGAGGCCGAGCGAGTAGGACACCAGCACCACGTGCGAGACGGGGTCGAGCTCCACGGTGACGAGGCGGACGTTCGTGTCCTTGCCGCTCTGCCAGCACGCGACGATGCGGCCGTTGTGCCAGCACACGTCGACGGGGCCACCGTGCGGAGCGAGGATGGTCGTCTTCACGCGATCGGCTCCAGCGGCACGGTCTGCCCTGCGAGCGCGTGCGTGCTGTCAGTGAGGAACTCGATCTTCCCGTCGCGCACGAACGAGTGGCAGCGGCGTTCGGTTCCTGTCGGTTCGCCGTTCGACGTTCTCGGCGATGTCACAAGGATCGACGGCGAGAGCGTCGGCTTCATAACAGATACGTTCCAACGCCAGAAAGGCTGGTCGTCAACAACCGTCCGCCCAACGCGCGGGCCGTGATGTGACCGACAGCCGGGGCAGTAGAACAACAGGTCGACGTTCCCGCGCTCGTCAGGCTTGGTTAGTTCGCAGACAGGCTGGTCGCTCATGACTTTGGCTCCTTGCTCGTTCGCAGATCCCAGAGCGCGAGGTGCGTCCCTGGCCGGACGTCGAGATGCACGAAGGTCTCGTAGCGCCCGATCCCTCGGATGACCCCGTGCGACTCCGCGCGCTCGCGCACGACCGTGTAGAGCGCCCCGAGCAGCGACGGCGCCTGCGGTAGCGCCAGGTCGAGGGCGCGCCCCTCGAGGTGCTGCGACCGCGGAGAGCCGCCCTTGCGCTGGTTGTAGGCGGGTGTGCGGTAGGCCGAGTTGACCGTGATCGGCACGGCGCGCCCGACACGGGCGGTGAGGGCACGGCGCACGGCCTCGAACTCCCCGCACAGCACGCGCAGGCGCGAGGCGCGCCACTGGGCCGGGTAGGCGGTGCCGTCATGGCAGGCGAGTTCCTCCCACGACAGGTGGAGGCTCGGACGCGCGGTGGCCGTCACTTGAACCACCACATGAGGAACTGCACCGCCGCCATCACCGCGCCGATGATCAGGCCGATGCGCCACTCGGATCGCATCACGCGCTCGCGCAGCTTCGGCAGATCGTCGAGCGCCTTCGTGCGTTCCTGCAGGACGGCGATCGTCGTGTGGGCGTTGGCGGCTTCCCGCTCCGAGACGGCGACGCGTTCCGAGAGGTGATCGAGGCGCGCGTTGACGCCCGAAAACCCCTCGGTCATCTGCTTCGAGAGCTGTTCCTGCCCCTTTTCGAAGAGCTTGACCACGGTGAGGAACTCCCCGCGCGGAATGAACTCATTCATGGTGTGATGACCTGTCCGACTGGCCGAATCCATCCGTCCGACTGTTCCACGTGGAGCATTACGGCTGAGCCTCCACGCGTCCCACTGGCCCTGGTGCTACACTTTTCTCGTGCTCGACATCAGCAGCTCACCCACGCTGATCCTGCTCTACGTCGCCACGCACGCCGTGCTCTGGTCCGCCCTCGGGTGGTTCATGATCCGGTCACTCCGCCGCAAGTCCTACCGCTCGTGGCGCTGGCCCGCTCGATGGCTGTTCTTCGCCATCGTCGGCCTGTTCGTCTACGCCGGCGGCTACGCGCTATTGATGCACTTCGCTCGCACGTGGGGCTGGCCCGCCACGATCTGGTTCATCGGCGCGCCCGCGGCATGGGGCCTGTGGGAAGGCTTCCAGTCTGACGGTGGCTCGGCACCAGCTTCGCCCCCTGCGTCCCAGTCAGGCGCCCGATAAACCCGCTCACCTTCTCGGCGTTCCCGCTCGCCAGTGCTTCCGCGAGCCGATCTTTGGTTTGGGCCGACGCGAGTCGCCATCGCGGCGACGTCAGCAAGGCGGCGAGCTTGTCCGTCACCTGACCAACAGCAAGCGATCCGACCATCCCTCCGGGCAGTCCAGCCGTCGCGAAACCCATGCTCGCCCCGGCCGCGTGCCCGGCGCCGCTCGCGATCGTCCGCGTGAGCCCCTTCCCTTGCGGCTCTGCTCGCTTCAGCGTCTGCCCGAGCACGTCGTCCAACGACTTCCAGAAACTGAACTCCTTGTTGATGGCCGTCAGGTCTGGAACTTCTTCGTCCAACAGCCGACGAATCGCCGTCGTCGCCTCGCGCTTCGCGGCGGCCTCTGTCTGATCGGCGAGCGGCATTCCGATGGCCCCTTTTGCCCGGTGCGCGAACCCGCCGGCCTGGTCTACGACCTTGTCCCACGCGCGCCTGACGCCAACGAGTTGCGCCACGGTAACGCTGTCGCCAAGCTCTTGCAGCGTGTTCTGTAGCGACGTGAGCTGCTGCACAGCTCGTTCGTTCAGCGCGACGGCGTGCTGCACCGTGCCGTCTGGTCGAATCGTCACGCCGGGCGCCGGCATGGCCTTCCCCTTGTCACCGACCACGACGAGCTTCTTCGCGATCGCGTCGCCAAGCGAGAACTCCTTCACGGACTGATGGCTCGCCTTTGCGGTTTCGAGGGCCTCGACGACGGGGCGCACGTCGACGACTTGATCGGCCGCGCGCCCGAGCACGGACGCGACTCCTCGCCCAGCCGCTTCAGCCTCAGCGCTGGCGTTGGCCTTCATCACCTCTCGGCTCCCGCGGAGTCCACGCGCGAGGATGCCCGGCGTCACCTTCTCGGCCATTGCCTTGAAGCGTTCCTTCGTCGGTCCAAGCGCCTGCATGACGCCCTTTTCCGCAGAGGCGCGCAAGGCTGGAGCTACCGACTTCGCCATGGCGCCGACCACTGGCCCGGCGGCCCCGATGATGCCTCCTGTAGTTGAGTCTCCCCCTTGCAGCTTGGCCAACAATGCGCCCGCGCCGCCTTCAGTGGCAGACCGCGCAATTAGATTGGACGCGGCCGGGCGAATGCCCATCTGTGCCAGCCGAGCCGCCCCGGCTCCGGCCGTCTTCGCGATGAGTCGCCCTGGCGCGAGCACTTCGGCGACCTGCTCGGCTGCCCCACCAACGCGCTGCATCGTGTTGGACGGTTCCAGCGCCGTCCGCGCCGCGCTGATCTGCTCAGGCTTGCCGAGTCCGAACGGGCGCAATGACAACTTTGCGGCGGTCCCGATGACAGGAGTGTCGAGGATCATCTCGCCAAGGTTCGTCACGGTGTTCCCGGCCTTCTTCGCCGCCCCGATGCCGAGGTCCGCCGCGCCGGGCATCTGTCCCATGCCCTGACTCGCGCGGATACCCAGGCGCTGCAGCGGGCTCAACACGCCCATCGCGCGCTCGGCCTTGTCCTCGCGGGTGGTCGCGTCGACCGCGCCCGAGGCGCGCACCGACGCCGACGCGGAGCCGCCGACCGGAGCGGCGCTCGGCGTCGTCTCGATTTCCCCGCCGAACTGCTTGGCGAGCGCGAGGTAGTCGACGTCCTCGGAGGTCGGATCTTCCTGCGGATCGTCGTCCTCGTTCATCGACCCGCCGAACTGTTTCGCCAGCGCGAGATAGTCGGGCATCACTGGATCCCTGCGGCGCGCTTGAAGGCGTCCGCGCTCGCCGTGTCCTTGAAGAACACCGGGCCCGAGGGCGTCTCGACGCGCACCCGGCCTGCGGCGGGCGCTGCGGGCGCGCCGAAGGCCGCTCCGCTGGGCTTCGGAACGCCCGCCGGAACACCTGGCGCGGACGGGGCCCGCGACATCATCGGAGGCGTCTGGTAGCCCGCGGTATGGAACCCCGCCGAGCCGAGCGACTCGAGCTGCGCCTCGCGCTTGTCGCGGAGCAGCTTCCGCAGGCCCTCGATCTTGCCCTGGGCCACATCGGGAGCGTCGCCGATCTTCGGGAGGATGGCCTCATACTTCGCTTCGTCCTCCTTGCGGAGCACGCCGCCCTCCATCGCCTTGCCGATGATCTGGCGTGCGGTGCGGATCATGGCCTCCTGCCGCTTGGCGTCGCCGCCGATGCCCGTGGCCTCGGTCACGAAGTCCGGCACGATGGTCGCGCCGAGACGCGACGCGACGCCGACGCCGCCGACCTTCCCTTCGAGCTCGTCGAGCAGGGCGATGGACTGGTCGAGATCGCCGATGGATCGCGCATCCCCGGCCAGCATCGGCCGTCCGCCGGTGCTCGCGAGCGACGACGGCGACGGCCGGCGCGCATCATCCTCGGCCTGGCGCGTGGCGGTGAGGTTCGACGTCGTGCGGATGCGATCGAGCGCGTTCGTCTGGTCGACACCGGTGCGTCGGTCCCACTCGGTGCGCGCGTCGGTGGCTTCCTGACGCTTCGCGAGGTCGGCGAGCACGCGCGTGCGTTCGGCCTGCACCTCGGCGGCCGTGCGCTTCCGGTAGTTCCCCGCCATGCGTCCCGGCGAGGCCTGTGTGTCACCGATTGCGCGCCCCGGCAACTCGTTCCGGTCGGTCTGCTTGTCGAAGAAGGCGCCGTAGCCCGCAAACTCGGCATCCGCGACGTCGCTATCCGCGAGCGGGGCATCGGTGCCGACGGTCTGCGCGAGGTCGAAGACCGCCTTTCCGCGGTTCCGCCGGTCGCCGGTGGCCTCACGTTCCGCCTGCGCGGCCGCCGCCTCACGCCGCAGCGTGATCTCGGCCTCGCGTTCCTTCGCGCGTGCGTCGCGCTCTTCCTGGTCGGCCTGCAGGGCCTTGAGGAACTTGTAGCCCTCGAAGCCGGCCTCCAGCCCCTTGCCGAGCCCGAATCCGATCGCATTGCCCCATCCGGCCATCGTGCCGCCCTCCCTAGATCAGACCCTTCGACTTCAGATAGGCCTCGATGGCCGAGTTCGTCGCGGAGTTCTCCGCCTTCGCGACGTCCAGTCCGTAATTGGCCCCGAACTGGCGATCGTCCTGCGCGAGCTGCGCGTATTGCAGCTTCAAGTTCTCCGCGAACATCACGGCGCGCAACGTGTAGTCGGCGTCGAACTCGCGCGACGACTGATCGAGCTTCCGGCTGTCGATCGCGAAGCCCATCTCGCCGAGATACCGACGCGTGTTGTCGTCCAGCACCGTCGCGGCCCAGTCGGCGACGAGCTTGTCCCGGTCGAGGCCGAGCGAGGTCGCGGCCTGGTCGATCTTCGCGTTCATCTCGAAGCGGTCACCCCGGAGGGCCGCCTCGCGGAGCTGCGCGTCGACCGTGCCCATCACCTGGCGCGTCTTGAGGTCGGCCGCCTGGAACAGGTTCGACTGGTTGTTCTGGGCGACGTTCGCCTTGAGCGTCTCGGCGCCGAGCTTCTGCTGCGCCTTGCTCGCGGCGAACGTGGTGCCGAGCCCGATCGCCTTCTGGGCGTCGGCGGTGCGCGTCTTCGCGGCCTCGATGTCGATGTCGCGCGCGCCCGTCCACATCGCCCGGTCGCGGTCGCGCTTCGACGCGGCCATCTCCGACGCCAGCCACGGGGAATCGACGATGCCCAGGCGCCCGGCGGCCATCTGCGCCTGCTCCTGGTCGTCCATCCACGACTGCGCGGCCGCGTCCTTGTCGGCCGCCTTCATCTCGCCGACGGTCTGGTCGCTGAGCGAGTAGGGATTCGCGAGCAGCTTCGCGAGCAGGTCTTCGGTTGCCGCGTCGATCGGCCCGGCACTGAGATCGCCGACGGTGGTCGGCGTCGGGATGTAGTTCGGCAACTGCGCGCCGAGCTGCGACGTGTCGGGGATGTCCGCGTCGCCCATCGTCTGCCCGTCGTAGGTCGGGGCCGTGATCGCGGGGCCGTTGGTCGCGAACGGGTTCGTGGTGCCCACGCCGACGCCCGGTGTCGGCGAGGCGCCCTGCCCCGCGTAGGTGCTGGTCGTCCCGGTGCCGACACCCGCCGAGCCCGCGGTGCCAGGGGCCGCCGTCGTGGCCGTCCCAGCGCCTGCGCCCGAACCCGTGCCCGTCGCGGCCTGGTCGCCTTCGACCTGCCACGCCAGCCCGAACCCCGCCGCGCCGGCGCCGCGCACCCAGTCGACGGTGAACGTGCCCTGCGGCGACGTGAAGTTCATCTTGTCGCCGTCGACCCAGTTGATCTTGTGCCCGTCCGCTTCCATCCCGGGCTTGATGTATTGGTTGAACCACGCGGCGAGCTGCGCCTTGTCCGCGCCTGGCGGCGGGGCCCCCGCCTGGCTCGCATGGTAGGCGTAGGAGTCCTTCGCGCTCGCGCCGCGGTCCTGGGCGCGCGTGAAGTCGAAGCCTTCGAAGCCGACGCCGCTCGAGGTCGCCCCATTCGTCGCGCCGACGGTGTTCGCGGGCCGCGCGGCTGCCGGGTCGGCGAACTCATACTCGCGCCCGTCGATGATCAGGTTCTGGCCGTTCCACTTCACATCGTGGCCGGCCGCCTGCAGGTCGGTGAAGACCTGGCGCGCGAGCTTGTCCTTCTCAGCCGCGCGTGCCGCCGGGTCGGTGATGCTGGCCAGCTTTTCGAGCGCGGACTTGTAGGTGTTGGCGATGGCGTAACCCTTCGCCTCCTTCGAGTCCTTGATCGCGGCCTCGACGCCGGCCGCGCCGCCCGGGTTCTGCTCGTGCGACTGGTATTCGGCGTCGTTGTTGACCTTCCGGTTGAGATACTGCTGATACCACGCGTCGATCTGGGGCCGCGTTGCCGGGCCGGTGTTCGTCGCCGGCGTCGCGCCGGGCGTGGTCGTCCCCGGCGTCGTGCCCGGCGTCGTCGTGCCGGTGCTGCCCGGCGTCGCGCTGTTCGCGAAGTTCCCGCCGCCGCCCGGCGAGGTGCCGGTGCGCGCCCACGAGGGCGTCCACGGGTCGTCCTCGTTCCCGGACCCCGCGCCCGTGAAGGCGGGACTCTGGAACTCCGCGTTCTGATAGGCCGTCGAGAACGGCGCCGGTTCCTCGTCGTCCCAGCGCTGGTAGCCCCAGTTCTTCTGCGTCGCCATGGGTCGCTGTCCCTTCTACCGGTCGTAGTTGCGGCGGGCCCACGGGTCGCGGCGCACGCCCGCCCGCGCCTGCGACAGCGCCGAATTGGTGGGCACCTCGAGCTCCGAGGCGTCCATCCCTGTTCCGTCGAGCAGCGACGAGAAGTCGAGCCCGCCCGTCTTCCCGTAGTTCGAGGGGTCGGTCATCGTCGGCGTGCGCCCCTTGCCGGCGGCGACGGCCTTCTTCGCGGCGGCCGCCATGGCGATCAGCTCCGGGCTGGCGCTGTAGTTGAACCCGCCCGAACGCTGCGGCACCCACTTCGCGTAGGGGTTGTCGGCGCCCAGGTTCAACCGCACGGGCGACGTCGAGGCGCGCTCGAGCACGTCGAGGAAGCTGAGATCCTTCGCCTGGGCCATCGTCTGGCCCCAGGGGTCGGTGGTCGCTTCCTTCGCCGCCACGTCCTGGGCGTTGAGGTCGCGATCGCGCTGGTCGGCGAGCTGCGCGAGCTTCAACTGCTGCTCGCGCGTCAGGCGGCCTTCGCGCTCGTTGGCGTCGGCGTTCATCTTCGCGCCGAACATGCTCGACAGGAACGAGGCCGCGGCGGGGATGAGAATCGGTGCGAGTGGTCCCATGGGTGCGTTCCTTTCGTCGCGTGCAGTGTGACCCGTCAGCCCAGCCTGTTTCAAGAGGCCGTCAGGACACCTAGAATCCGAGGATTCGCCACCGCGACGACGTGCCGTCGTAGATCAGCAAGCGACAGGCCCCCGGCGACATCGTGTCGCATTGCGTGTTCACGTCAGCATCGTTGCCGCAGGAGAAGCGATTCGCCGCGCTCGACGAGGCGTGCTGGTTGTAAATGGCGATGTCGTAGGTGACGGTGCCGATGTGGCAGAAGAGCACGACCTTGCCAGCGGTGCCCCCGGCGATCCCGGTTAGGTTCGCCATCCCCGAGACGGACGGCGACGCGCGCACGAACGTCGCCGTCGACAGCCCCGTGAGCGTCCAGTCGTTCGTGTTTGCGACGGCCGTCAGCGCAGAGGGCGTGATGACCCCCGGCACGGCGAGCGCGTTGATCGACGTCGTCCCATCCACGAGCAGGTTGTTGTCGCCCGCGTCGCTTGCCCCGCCGACGTGCAGCCCCCGCATAGGCAGGGCCACGGCCCCGGTATCGGAGTCGAGCACGAACGCGTCGAACGCGGTGTTCGTCACGACATCGCCTCCGTTGGCGATGTTGATCACAAACTGCCCTGCGTTGTTGTGGCCAATCGCCGCGCCGTTGCTCGCGTTCCCAAAGTAGGCCGACGCGTAGCCCCCGGCCCCGTCCAACGACGTCGACGTGACCGAGAACGTCGCCCCCCCGCTCTTGGTCAGGGACGAGTTCGCGGTGAAGGTCGTGACGCCGAGCGTCGTGGCGCCCGTCACCCCGAGCGTGCCCCCGATGCTGGCGTTGCGCCCGATCGTGAGGTCGCGACTGCCGAAGTAGTCGCGCGGCCGCGTGGCCCCGCTCGCTCCGATGTCGTAGGTCGCATCGGTGAACAGGAGATGCCCCGTCATCGTCCCGCCGGTGCGATTCAGCGCCTGCGTGCCCAGCGTCGAGAAGTTCGAATTGACCTCGCTGGCGACTGCTCTGGTGCCGTCCGTGAAGGTGTAGGGCACCGTGACCTGCCCCGTCACGACGGCCCCGACAGCGAAACACCCACACACCCACGCGACGAGCCCGGCGCGCGCCCAGAAGTGGTTACGCATAACTCGGATCCTCAGAGACGACGTCGAAGCGCACCAACGCTTCGGCGCCGGCGGTATTGGCCTGCAGCCACGCGACATCGCGCGTCCACAGGACGCCAGGGGCATCGATCACGATTGCGTTCGCGCGCAACACCGTGCGCACGATCCGCGTCGGGTCGACGTTGAGCCGATGCGCCACGTCTCGCGGCGTGTTTGCCGCTGGGAAGACGACGCGCAGGTAGGCCGACGGTCGCGCGGCCGCGCGCTCACGGCGGTCGATCGCCTCGTTCACTTCGGGCGAGACGTAGCGTTCACTCATCGGAGACGCTCGCGACCTTGCGCCGCGTCAGTGGATCGGCGGTCAGCATGAGCATGGTGATGTCCACCGGCTGGTCGGCGTAGCCGTTCGCCAGCCGGATCTGCACCCAGCGGGGCGCGCGCGGGATCTGCTTCTTCCGCATCGAGCGGCCCGACACACCCCACAGGTCTTCGCCCCAGACCATCGCGCCCCACAGGCTCGACCCGCTCTGCAGCGTCGCCTGGTTCGTCGTGGGCTCGATCTGCTCGTCGAACGTGGCCGTGACGGTGACCTGCTTCGCACCCGTGCGCCCCTGCAGGTAGAGGTGCCGCAGCACCTTCGTCTCGTCGGGGCGGCCGAAGTCGAGTTGCGACGACGTCCAGTTCCAGTCGATGCCCCCGACGACGACCGTCCAGCCCGCCTCGGGCGTCTGCGACCACGCCGTCCCGTTCGTCGTGTCGAGCGTGATCGCCGTGCCGGTGTTCGAGGCGATGCGGCGCCACTGCCAGTTGCCCGCCGTGTCCACGACCGCCACCGGCAGGCCTGCGCAGCCCGCCCCGGTCGTGTAGAACGCGGCCGCGGCGGCCGTGACGCTGTTCGCGGTCGCGCTCGTGACGGTGGCGAGCACCGTCGCGTCCGGGTCGGGAATGCCCTCCCGCGCCCCCGTGAGCAGTTGGACGACGCGCCCCCAGTGATCCCCCGCGTAGACGCCGAGCGCGCCCGCGGCGGTCGTATACGAGGCCAGGGCCCCGATTTCGAGCCCCGTCCACGGCGGCAGCCACGCGTTGAGGCGGTAGTGGTAGGCGAGCATCGTGCGCTTCCGGCTCGAGCTGCCCGTCGCGAGGCTCCAGATCACGAGGTTCGCCGCCTCGACGTGCACGACGCGGATGTCGTCGAGCGCCGTGCGGTTCACCGTGTCGAGGAAGGTCGTGATCCGCTGGTCGCCGAGCGGCTCCCACGACACGCCGTCGGTCTTGTAGGGCCCGCGCACGCGATCCCACCCGTAGAGCATCGCGTCGACCTCGACCCACGAGTCGGCCGACACCTGGCCGAACTTCGGGTGCACCGGCTCGCGCCCGAACGGCACCGCGGTCCCCGTCAGGCGGAAGGTGCTGTGCGGCGTCTGCAGCCAGCACTCCGTGCCGTAGCGCACGATCGCCCGAATCGGCTCGCCGCCCCCGTTCAGGCGGAAGCGGTCGCTCGGATGCCACGACTCGAGGTCGTTCGCCTTCGAGACGTAGTATTCGTCGCTGTTCGTGGTGACCCCGATGCCGAACCCGTTCCACTCGGCGAGCAGCGCGAAGGTCGGCGGGGCGTCGTTCGCGTTGAGCTGCGGGCCGGGGTCGCGCCGCAGCGTATCGGCGATCGCTTCGGTGAGCGTGCCCGTGGCCACGACGACCGTGCCGACGCGATACCAGTTCGTCTCGTTCGTGGTGACGTTGCGGACGTAGGCGCGCCAGTGCGTGGCCCAGCTCGGGGCCGCGCTCGACGGCTTCGTGTGCACGCGCGACTGGTTCGCGACGGCCAGCGTCGCGGTGGTCGCACTCGGGCTCGACTCGTGGTCGGTCGCCGAGTCATACCACGTGTAGAAGGCCTCATAGGTGTTCGTCGGGCCAGGGCCGGCGCCGGCCGTCATGTTCGCGATGGTCGCAGGTGCCGCGAACCCGACCTCGCGCAGCGTCGTGCCGTCGTAGACGCGCTGGGCCGTGCCGTCGCAGAGCCAGAGGCGGTTCCGGGCGATGAGGCCCACGACGTGGTTTCCCGCCGTGAACGGCGCCGTCGCGCCCACCTGCGTCCAGGTCGTGGACTCGTCCCACGTCCACACCTTGCCGTCGCACACGGCGACGAGCTGCGAGGCCGCGTTCGTGCGTCGCAGCTCGAACAGCCCGTCGATGCGCTTCCCGGCCGCGATTGGCGTCGGGTTGACGAGGACCGACCCGCGCCGCTTCCGCAGGATGGCCCGCCCGCCGGGATCCGCCGAGGCGAGCTCGCAGTTCGCCGCGTTCGGCGTCGCGCCGAGCGGCAGCGTGTCGTCCTCGGGCGTGTCGAGGAACCCCGCCGCGAAGGTCCGCATCGTGAGCGCCGCGCCGGGCGTGACGCTGCTCATCCGCGCGCCCCCGAGAACGGCCGGCGCTGGCGCGGCGGGCCGTTGCCGATGTCGAAGGCGAGCAGCTCGAGGAACTTCGGCCGGGCGACGCCGTTGTCGTGCGCGACTTCCCCGGTGCCCACGCGCCACTCGATGAGCATCTCCTCGAGGACGGCGTTGTCCCAGTCCATCGGCAGCGGGTCGGAGTCGTAGAGCAGGCGGCGCGGGCGCCGGAGGTAGGGCACGTGCAGCACGTAGGCCGCGTCCGGCGTCGGGAAGACCGTCAGCACGCGGTGCTCGCGCGCCGTCTCGTCGGGGAGCAGCGTCTGCAGCACTGTCGAGGCCGCCGTCGTGCGCAGGATGACCGACCCGGCGCTGCTGGTGAGTTCCGTCGTCGGCTCGGTCGGCAGCGTGTAGGCCTTCGCGAACGTCGAGACCGACCGGAACGTGCCCAGGGCGACCTGCGACGTGCCCTGCAGGAGCACCGATACGCGCTGTTCGACCCCCGAGGCGTCCTCGCCCTCGATCGTCACCCGCACGGCCGTATCCGCGGCCGACGTCGACACGACGTTGAGGGCCTCGCCCGCCGTGCTGGGCTGCGTGTGCACGCCCACGACGCCGCCCAGGGCCACGAGCCGCGGCGGCCCCTGCAGCGTGTCGACGGCCGTGCCCGCCTCGCTGTAGAGGGCGCGGAAGTCGTCCGCGTGCAGGACGTCGAGCGGGCGCCCGCCGAGCGTCGCGTTGATGACCGGCGCATCGGTGCGCACGCGCCCGACCTGGCTGGGGAGCGGGTAGTCGGTGCGGCCGGCCGTCAGCGTCAACGACAGCGGCAGGGCCGGCGTGAAGTCGGTCCACTGCCGGCGCATCCAGATCGAGTCGATCGCTGTGGTGAGGCTGCGCTCGGCGCGATTGCGCGCGACGACGTCGCCGAGCTCGCCCACGCGGCCGAGGAACCAGTCGAGGGCTTCGCGGCGGGTCATCCGACGATCCCCGCGCAGATGCGACGTGCGCCGCCCCCGCCCCCGCCGCCCGCTTCCTTGTAGACGACAATGATGGCCTCGCCCTGCCCTGTGGTGTTCGTGCCCCAATCCGCCGTGTAGGTGCCAGTCGCCGAGACGATCTTCGTGGCGATTTCCCCGTCACGGCCATACGTCGCATCGGTCTGCTTCGTGTAGCCGGTCCACCCGGTCGGGTCGGTGAAGGTCGTGCCCGCGGCCTTGTGGACGAACGAGATCAAGATCGCGTTGGCGACGGTGGTGGTCGACGTCGGTCCAGCGATGGTGTGATAGGCGGTCGATCCCGTGCCTCCGACGCCCGTGTCATACGGGGCGGTCGTGCTCAGCCCGGCCACCTCAACGACGAACAACATCGAGTTGGTCGTGCCGCCAGACAGCGTGACTGTATGCGATCCCGACGCCACGTTCTTCAGCGAGAACGCCGCCGTCGCGTAGGTCGCGGGCTTGTAGTAGTCGAGATCCTTCGTGAACGCCCCACCGTTGTTGCTGCTGATGGTGAAATCCACGTCGTTGAACGAGTAGGCCAACGCGACCAGCGTGGACCCCGCGGTCACGCCAGTCAGCGTCACGGCGACGGTGCCAGAGGCATTGACGTTGCTGCCGTACTGCACAACCGAAATCGCCATTTACGCGATCTCCCAGACATGCACGGCCGGATACGAGGCCGAGCCGTTGCTTGAGAACTGCTCCTGCAACACGTAGAGACGACGCGTCAGCGGGTCATAGGCCGATCCCGTGAAGCGCCAGTCGCCTTTCCAGTTCCAGTTGTTCGTCGGCCAGCCGACGTGCGCCGTGGCGCCCTCGCCCCCGTCCGAGACGCCAACCGTGCCGCCGAGCGACAGCGTGTCGTAGGCGTTGACCCAGTCGTAGGCGAGCACGTCGTACTGGTTCTTCGTCGC